CCCGGCGAGTCAGATGTACGCCAAGTCCGGTGTCAGGCAACAACCCAAGGAGAAATCGTGGCTAACGAGGAAACGATTCCACAGATGCGGGAGCGCATCGACCAGCAAAACGAGCAGCTAAAGCAGCTCGGTGCAGAGAATCGTCGGCTGATTGCTCGCGAGACCTTCAGGGAAGCAGGACTGAAACCCGACCACGGGGACTTGTTCGCGGCACAGGATGCCAAGAGCGAGATCACTGTGGACACGGTGAAAGCCTTCGCCTCCCAGTTCGGTCTTATCGAGGAAACACCGGCGACCGACGCCGAGGTCGAGACCACTCCAGCAGCTGCGGAGCAAGGCGATCCGGCCGACGAAGTTCTGTCTCAAATGTCTAGTGGTGGTTCAGGAGCGGGTGAAGGTGGAGCAGCATCTACCAAGCAGCGCATGACTAGGGACGAATGGACAGAGCTTTCTAAGACCGACCCGTCTGCTGCACGGCAGGCCCTTTTGCAGGGCCAAGTCCAGCTTCGTAAGGACAACTTCTACGTCCAGAATCACCTCGTTCGCGGTTGATCTAACCAACCACCAAAAATCTAGGAAAGGAAACGGAACTTAAATGGCATCGGATTTTGCTACAAACCCGACGAACACTACGACCTACGATGATGTGTCTTACGCCGCAATCATCACGGACGCAGTGCTCGACGCGTTGATGGCTACCGTCGTGACTCCTCCGATGCTTGACCACTATGATATTAGTGGGCAGGCATCCAAGGCAGTCAAGATCCCGAAGGCTGACAAGTTCACCGCTGCTGCAGTTGCGGAGGGTACCGAGCTGGCTAACACCGCTCTTACCACCACATCTGTCTCGATCACCGCCTCTGAGGTGGGGATCATGGCTACGATTACTGACGTACTCGAAGTCACGGACATCCCTGCAGCTCACGGTGCTCGACTTCGTCAGCTCGGCCGCGCCCTCGCTGACAAGCTGGACGTAGATATTTGCGCTCTGTTCTCGGGCTTCACCAATGCGGTGGGCGCGACCACAGTGGACATTTCGCTTGCGAACGTCCTTGACGCTATCTACACCCTGGAAGTCAACGATGCGTCAGGTCTGGGATCGCTGGTAGCTGTTTTGCACCCCCGTCAGATTGCCGATATTCGTACCGAGCTTGAAGCAGATGCTGCTTCGATCTACACCACGGGTAGCGGTAATGCTCAGTCTGCTTCGCAGATGCTCTCTAAGTCGATGGCCGGTTACTTTGGTAACTGGTTCGGGATTGATTTCTATCAGTCAACGAACGTGCCAACGGCTAACGCGGGCGCTGACAGGGCTGGTGGCCTCTTCGTTCGGAACTATGCTCTTGGCATGGTCTCGAAGTGGGGCGCGAGGGTCGAAACGATGCGTTGGGCTCCGATTCGCGGATGGGTTCTTGTCGCCACTTCTATGTATGGAGTGGGCGAAGTCGAGGACTTGGCCGGGGTCGAAGTAACTACCGACGCGTAGCGTTACTTTGTAGTACAACTGACTAAGATTCGGGGTATGGGTACTACCTGTCAACAGAACAGGCCCACTTAATCTTTCTAGAGAGGACCGAAAATGGCTGAAGTAACTGAGGAGATCAAGGCGCAGGCGGCTGCCAGCGTCAAGCGGGCGCAGGCCAAGCGCGAGGAAAGCACCGACTTTGCCTTTGGCAAGAGCCGTGTTCGTCGTGGTGCCAACAAGCCCGAGCTAACCGTGTCAGACATTTCCGTTGACCTGGACCCGGACGGGTTCGGTCCTACTGCCTTCTCGGCCAACCTCGAGGGGGACATTGCTGGCTTTGTGGATCAACAGGAGTTCTCCATTGACGAGACCCGTGCCACCAAGCTGCACTTCACTGCTCCCGGACAGCGGCTTCCCAAGAAGACCCTGTACACGGTCAAGGCTTTCCACAAGGACGGTCGCCTTGTGCAGCTTCCCTTCGAGGAGCAGATTCAGAATACCGCCGGGGGAGACCCTCAGGATGCTCTGGGCCTACGCCGCTATCAGAACAAGGGCATGGTCGTTCTCATTGACTGGGACACGCTCATCCCCATCTACTGTGCTGCCTGGGACTGTTGGGCCAAGGCCACCAACTCGGGCTTCTGTTCTTCAGCACACCAGAGCTACACGCTGCCGAACGCCAACCACGGGGTAGAAGGTGTCACCACTTCCCGGGTTTGGAATGGCTGATGCCAGAGATCTCCAAGGAGACCTTCCCGGTTCACATCAGTGACACCCAGTTCGAGATCAAGGAGAGCACGATTGCTGACTCTCATGCTCCTCGCAGCAGCTTCAACAAA